AATACCGCGCGTTGAAATCCATCCGCATTCATTTCATAATCCTTGCCAATGCCGTTTCAAGGCGCTTGATGTATTTGGGCGCTGCTGCCTCTATCGCTGGCAACCATGCCGGGCGCGGTTCAATCTTGAGCGTGCCAAATTCCAGCATCGGCCCATACTTGACTTTGTTGCCAACCTCGGCGGATAGCTTGCCCGTGCTTTTGAAGTCAGTGCCAGATACAAGCCGCCCAGTATCTGTTGCAGGTGCCTCACCTGCCGCCGATGATCTATGCGATGGCGAAAGGTTTTGCTTTCCGTTTGCCTTAAATGCCGCGACTAGCTTATTCGGCCCGCCTTCGGTTGGCTTGCCAGCATATACCCGCATCAATCCATCTTCACCCATTATGCGCCAGTACGTCACGCCAGTCTTTGGCCCGCGCTGATACCGCTTGATAATGTCCGACCGCACGTCCATAGCCGTTTGCGTCACAACCTTGGCAATAGCCGCTTCGCCTTCTTTGCCCAACTTGCGCAGCGCCGCAATAAGCTGATCCCCGCCTTCGACTTTCATATTGACGCGGCTCACGTTGCGACCCCGCCAGCCAAGTCGATCTCAAGCCATTTCTTGCGGCGTTCAAGATCGTTGATGTAAGTGATATTAAACGCGCGCCCGTCCATCACAACACGATCCGCAGGCGTCAGGCCCGCGAAATAGCGCGTTACAATGCGGTCCTTTGTTTCCGCGTTCACTCGGTCGGATGTCAGCCGCTCATAGCCTGAAAGCCCCTTTGCGTGCGCCTTTGTGGCCTTTAGCGTGGCCCATGTGTCAGCGAACCCGCCAGCCCCATCAGACACCCGCGTTTTGCGTTGGAACGTAATCGCCGTGCGCAACATCCCGGCATTGTATTTGCAGCAGGTCATTATGGTTCACCTAGATCTGGTGAAATGTGAACTGAAATATATCCATTGTTTGGAAATGTTTCTTTTGTTCCGTCGCTATATGTCACTTCAAATTCGGCGTTAAAAAACCCATAGTTTAACGTGTCACCAACTTGCCATTGGTACGAAACAATGCCACCAGTTGCATTCAATACGTCTGCGCTTGCAGAAATAATTGAACCCATGTAAAACATGACATTTGCGTTAGTTAGATTTACAGGGCCGTCATCAGTAGACAACGCATATTCAATGGCGGGTGACGTGTCGTTTCGTTTGATGAAAAAAGTCATACTTTTGTCGCCCTATTTTGTGCGCCTGTGATGGCAGTGGCAATGTTAGCGCTTGTTCTGCTTGTGACGATATTAGCACTTTTCAACATTGTAGCAAATCGCCTTAAACTAGCAGGCTCCGTTGATCCTATCGCCGTCTGCGCAGATGCCGATCCAGATCCAGACCCTGTGATGACCCGCAACCCAACGCCAGTTGATGTTTGATTTGCGGATGATCCAAAACCATTGCCCGCAATAACTCGATTACCAAATCCGACGGATTGTTGCGATGACGCCAATCCATTGCCGCTTCCCGCAATAATGCGAAGGCCAATTCCCGTTGCCGTTTGGGCAGATGATGTTCCGGAACCTGATCCAGTTGAAACAATAGATGCTGATCCGTTTCCAACTTGGGCAGACGAAAAACCATTACCAGACCCGACAACAATTCTGATGCCGACGCCATTGGAAGTTTGGGATACTGATATCCCAGATCCTTGACCAGCGATGATGCGGACGCCGACGCCCGTTGCCGTTTGGGCCGATGCCGTTCCGGTGCCAGACCCGCCAACAATCCGCAGTGCAATCCCTGTAGCCGTTTGGGCAGATGATGTTCCGGAACCTGATCCGGTAATAACGCCTGCTGATGCTTCAACCCCATCATCACCTAACGGAGCGGAGGCGAGAGGGGAAAATCCTAGCATGTCTTACTCCGGTTTAGCTGGCCACTCGACAGCAAACGGAAAACCCGTCTGTGCAGTCACATCGCGTAACGCTTGGCGGTAGGTAGACCAAGCGGGCGACATGGTGTTGTCACTCATGGCCATCCAGTCGGTTTGTGACAGTAGGGCGTCACGGTGGTTGCGGATATTACGACCTGCATCCTCTGCTGGCAGATTGCTGACATCCCACCCTTGGGTCCACGCGCCATTGACCTCGGCGAGCGCCGTATGTGTAAGCGTCTGGGTCATATAGTCAAACGCAGGCTGGTCATCCACCGTGTAGGGATAGACGCCCCAGCCCGCTAGAAGCGCGTCACTTGGCGACTTCGGGAAGGACGTGTTCGGATTGTCACGACGCAGTTGCCCAATTGAGTATGTCTCAGGCTGGCCGTTTGTGATCTTTAGGTGTGGCATCTAAGCCTCCGTTTTGGGTAGCGACATAAATTCAGGCTTGGTTATGCTCTCGACACCAAACATCCGTTGGGTGACTTCCACGGCGCAGTGCTCGTATTTCTCAGCCATATGGTCGAGGAAGTCCTCAAGGTCTGCCGCCGTAGGTCTGGCACCGTTGGTGATGCTCTCGTCAGTGGCGGCGATGTATCCTGTGATTTCACGCAAGGCGATCTGGATATGCACTCCGAATTGCTGGAGGTATTCAATCGACGCCTCTTTGCCGCGACCCAGTTCCACAAGATTGCGGTACAGAAGCTCGAACCCGCGCCGGACGTGAAAATTGTTCTCGTGGCGCTCGAAGTCTTCCTCGGTCCATTTCTCCATGCCGTGCGTGGCGACAAGGTTGTCGTAGGCGGCGATCAGGACCGCGATGTCTTTGACAGCACCGGAGATGTGGTTCTCCATCTGCTGTAACTGAAAAGACTTTAGCCGCTGCTTGGCTTTGTGAAGCGCCTCGGAACAATCTGGATCAGGCTCTTTCTCGACCAACTCGACGTAGCTAACCTGTGCTTCGGACAGCGCGGATTGACGCTTGGCAATCTCCGCGAGAACCTGACGTACCTGTCGGTGTGGCGCTTGGCCTGTGAGCATGGTGAGGCTCATGAGGCTGGTCGTGGTTTGGCTGTTGCTGCGCCCGAAGGACTGCGTCTTGGCAACCATTTCGGGGAGCCTTGCAGACGCAATCTCAACCGCCTTGGCGGGGGCGAGTGATGCGAAGTCGCTCTGCGTGATAATGATTTCTGTGCTCATGTTATCCACCTGATGTTGCTGCGGAAGACTCTCTACTAACCGTCAAATCACCAAAGTCTATGGCATTTCCTGTGGTTGCTATGGTGATGTAATCTATGGTGTTTGTACTGTTGCCACCACCGAAAACACCTCTTGAGCCATCACTTGTGGCCGCACTACCATATCTACTAACCGTCAAATCACCGAAGTCTATGGCATTTCCCAAAGTTGCTATAGTGATGTAATCTATGGTGTTTCTAAAAACAAATGGCCCTGTCGTGTACCCACCACCGAAAATACCTCTTGAGCCATCACTTGTGGCTGCAAGGCCCGCTCTGCCCACCGTTAAATCACCGAAGTCTATGGCATTTCCTGTGGTTGCTATAGTGATGTAGTCTATGATGTTTACAACACCGTTTGTGTATCCACCACCGAAAATACCTCTTGAGCCATCACTTGTGGCTGCAAGGCCCGCTCTGCCCACCGTTAAATCACCGAAGTCTACGGCATTTCCCAAAGTTGCTATGGTGATGTATTCTATAATGTTTGTACTGTTGCCACCACCACCGAAAACACCTCTTGAACCATCACTTGTGGCTGCAAGGCTATTTCTAGCAACAGTTAAATCACCGAAATCTATGGCATTTCCCAAAGTTGCTATAGTGATGTAGTCTATGATGTTTACAACACCGTTTGTGTATCCACCACCGAAAACACCTCTTGAGCCATCACTTGTGGCCGCACTACCATATCTGCCCACCGTTAAATCACCGAAGTCTACGGCATTTCCTGTGGTTGCTATAGTGATGTAGTCTATGATGTTTACGCTAGTGGTTGTATACCCACCACCAAACACGCCCCTCGGTCCAAAAAGTGTGCCACCACCACCACCAATCCCACCAGCACCGATTGCTTTACTCCACAGCATTACGATCCATCCCCTACAAGAGCGCCGTAGAGCGTTGTGGACACTTTCCACAGTGCAATGACCGTAGGAACGTCAGTGGCCAGTGTAGGAGCCGCGCCAGCGTTGTTGACCCATGTTGTTGTAGGCCATGTGATCTCGTATGCCGTACCATCGTCAATGATAAGCGTAATGGCCTCACCAGCGGAAAGACTATCTGTGGGTGTAGATGCGCCAGAAAGCGTCCACGTCTGGATAGACCCGTTGGAGGGATCAAGAGCAGGTGTTGTGCCTGTCAAGGCGAATACATCCTCGACCACAGTTCCAGTGATGATCGGGTCAACCAGCGTTTTGTTGGTCAGGGTGAAAATACCATCGGCTGTGACTTCACCGGGTTCACCCTGTGGACCTTGTGGTCCAGTCTCGCCTTGGATACCCTGAATACCTTGGATACCCTGTTCACCTTGCGGCCCTGTAGGTCCAGTCTCGCCCTGAATACCTTGGATGCCCTGAATACCCTGCGGGCCTTGAATACCGCCGTAACCCAAAGACGCCCAAGCGGTCGTGCCATCCCCAACCTTAAACTGGTCGGTATCGGTTTCGAGGCCAATCTCGCCGGATGCAAGAGTAGGGTTGGAACTTGTCCAGTTAGCAGCCGTATCACGGCGAAGTTGGATTTGGTCAGCCATTATGCCGATCCTCCGTCAAGAGATTGGGATGCAAGGTAGATCGTAGCAGCAGAGCCACCATCGATGCTTTGGGTGAAGTCAGCCGCCGTAGCCGATACATAAACCACAGCACTGCCTGTCAGGTTCAGCAAAGACCCAGTGGAACTCTCGCTCAGCGCCCGCGTCAAGGTTCCAGCGGAATAGGTGCCTGTGCCGATCTCCCAGTCAGTGCCGTCCTCGATGACGTAGCGCACCACATCAGTGTCAACCACACCTGCATCTGCAAAGGTCTGATAACCTGCCTCAGCAGTGCCAAGGGTGATTGTCCCCGTGCCAGTGGTGGCCGTTGTCATCTTTGCGCGGTTGACGAGAGTTACCATTTTTTGACCTTATGCTGGCTGCGTGTGTATGTAGCTTGACAACGCAACTGTATCGCCGGAACCAATTGCAACGCTGGATAATTCAATATCGCCACCGCCACCCGTTGTAGTTACTGAAACGGTGAATTGCGCTGCCGTGGCTGCGTTTTTAAATACCGCTTTGGTAATTGTTCCGCCAGTCGCGAAGGTGTCGGAACCGATTGCGTTTGCCGTCGCTGTGCCAACAGATGCTGCACCAAATGCTGGCGTTCCTAAAGTCAGCGTTGCCACCTCAACGCTTCCAGATGTTTGGAACTCAATCGTTCCGCCGTCCAGCAGATCCACGACCGCATCGCATGCTGCGTTTCGCGCTACCGTTTCAAGAATTACCGCCATTATTTTGCTCCTTTAATTTTTGGCATCATATCACCTTACACGTCGAAGTAAAAGCCCAAGCCCACATCCCACACGGGCCGTTTGCACATCAATAACGGCCATTATCCCGATATCAGTTAGCGGTGGCAAATAGATTGGCGCATCATATCCTAAATCTTCAAATCCAGTCAGGTTAAACAATGACGTTATTACAACCATAGGATCGTAGGGCGGTGCGGTTTGCAAAATGCCTTCGCGCTTGAATACGATTGCATCAACTGTTTTTCCGGCTGCGGCATTAACCCTAACGCCGATCAAATACGCCTCATAATCAATCGGAACGGTAAACGCACCAATTCGGGAAATGCTTTCACCGAAACCGTTAAGCGGAATAGAACCCCATATTGCGCCGCTTGTGCTTTCGATATTGATATCTGCGAAATGCGATGCGGTTGTCTGGTTCGCATATCGCCCGCTTTTTGACACTCGCGCCGATAGCAGCCGAATGAATGTGCGCGTGCTAGGCAGGCTTGCGCTTGTACCTGCCGTTACAATTGTATCCGTGATTTCAAAGCCGTTTTGGTCAATGCCATATAGCAGCACCTCGCGCGCGCCCAAGCCAGCCGCCGTATCGTTGGCATTGCCGCCCGCACGAATGCGCAATTGAACGGCATTGCCAGCTTGCGGCGTTTGATATACCCCAGAAGGCGAGATCGGGACAAACGATTGCCCGACGGCAGTATTACGGCCCTCAACCTTGATTGAGCGCCACCCGTCCGCTCCGCCTGTTGCAATATCAAACGGCCTTGGGTAACTCATACTCGCTTCACCTTATACCGCCCGACGATCATGCCCGCCCCGCTTTCCGCCATTGCGTCGCCCGCGCTGCAATCGTCGCCACGGTGCGAATACAGATACCCGACCATCGCCTTGATCGCGCGCTTGATCGGTGCAGGCACGTCCGCCACCGCCCCATAGCCTGCCGTGTAGTCAATCTGGATTGCGTTAATCTCGCGCAAGGCGATTGGCCACGTTTTGCCAACCTTCAGCGCCATGCGCCCTGGCGTTTGGTATGTGTCCACATCAAACACGGATGCCACGTCAACAACCGTTTCCGCGCCCAGATCATCAAACACCGAAACCGCAACAATTGAAGCAAGCGGCGAGCGCGGCAATTCCACCCAAGCGGGCCGAGAAACGATATTTCCGATTGCGCCTTGCCGCGTGCCTGTCCACCATTCCTCGATGCCATTCGGCCAGCGGTCCAGCGACAAGCGCCACGATTGCGTTACAAGCGCCATGCCGGAATCGTCCTCGATCTCCTGCCGCGCCTCGGTGATCATATCGGTCAGCAGTTCGTCGTCATCCGTTCCGTCAATCGCCAATTGCGCGCGGATCTCCTGCAACGTGACAGGCTCGGTTGCCGGCGCGGCAATCAACACATGCCCGCGATATTGATGCAGCGGAATGGCAGGGCGCAGGCTCATTTACGCCGACCCCGCTTGGTTTCCATCACTGGCAAAACCTTGGTTTCCTCGACCGGATTAAACCCTACGCCATCGGCCAATGCCATTGCAGCGGCGTTGCCTTGCAGCGTATCGCCCGCCTTGAAATGCAGCGTTGTGTGGCCATCTGGCGCGCACGCGTAGTCTGTGTGTAGGATTGCTTTGTGCAAGGTTTTGCCTCCTGTGCTTAGTGACGGGCCAGCGAACCGGCCCGCTTCTAAATTCAGGTAGCAGGCGCGCGGTGGATGTCGCCCTTAACAACCACATCGGCAGCGCCAGCTTGCAGGTAACGCTTTGCGCCGATGTAGCCCACGGCAACGGTGCCAAGGCCCGTCACGGTCACAATATCAGCGGCAGGCGGTGCTGCAAAGCCGGACGCGGCTGCGTCCGATACCAAAATCCGGGCAGTCGGGTCAGTGATGCCAATGACCACAGCGCTATCCGCGCCCCGCAGATCAACGCTGTCGCCGTTATCACCGGCAGCGGTTAGAATGTTGCTCACAATATCGCGCATCGGTTTATCTCCTGTAATGCGTCAAGAAAAGGAGGCGGGGCCGTTATGACCCCGCCCGATGGTTAGGCCGAGAAATCAATCAGCTTGATCGCTTCGCCGTTGATCATGTCGCCGCCGGTGCGCTTTGTTGCGTAGAACAAAACCGAGCCTTTGGATGTGTAGGGGTCGCGCAACATGCGGATGCCCATACGATCAACAACCTGATAAGCCTGGCGCAAGTCGCCAACCGCAATCGAAAGCGCGCCGTTGGCGATGTCTGGCATATCCTCGAACGTGGCGACCGAATAGCCGATCAGCGTTGCAGGCTGACCCGCAGCGATAGATGGCGACCAGATATAAGCGCCGTCGGTGTCCTTCAGCTTGCGAACGGTCGACTGTGTGGCCGTGTTCATAAACCAAGTAGCACCGGAACGGTAAACCGCCTTCAGTCCGTACAGCGCCGAAATCAGCACATCACCGCCATTTGGTGCAGCGGCAAACGCGCCATTTACGCCCGTCTTAACGCGTGCAACCGAATTGGTCAGGTCGGTGCCGTCGGCATAGGTCAAGAAGCCGCGTGGCTTGCCCGAACCGTCACCCGAAACAAAGCCCGCGTTTTCAGCGCGCGAAAACTTGTCGGCAATCTTGCCATCAAGCCAAGCCTCAAGATCCGTGACAGCATCGTCCAGAACCTTCTGCGATGCTTTGGGCATTGCATACATTTCATGGACTGGAATGCGCCACTTGCCAACCGCAGGCGTAGTGGTTTCGGTGCGGGCTTCCAATTCCGAAACCCAGCCAAAGCCAGCTTCGTCGTTGTCATAGTAGCCCTCAAGCGCATCGGTGCTGATCATCTGCACGGAAGCATAGGCGCGCACGGGCGATGTCTCATAGATTTTCTGCACAATGCGGCCCGACAGGTCAGGATATACAAAGTATCCGCCGGCGCTATCGGTGCCAACCGACAATGCCTTGCGCTCCGCATCGGTCAGGAAGTCGGTGTTGAACGACTTTTTGGCAAGCTTCAGGAACGATTCCTTGTAAGCCGTCATGCCTTCAGCGCCGAAAGACTTTTCGGAAAAGCCCGTTTCCTTGCCGACAACGCCCGCCCACTGGTCCGCCTTGGCGTCCAGGTTGATCTCGTTACCCTTTTCGTCGGTAACAACGCGCTGCGACCGCTTGACGGCCAGCACGGCGTCCTCGGCGGTTTTCTGCGCTTTGATCAGATCCGCCTCGATCTTTTCAAATTTGGCTTGGGTTTCGGGGCGCTCGGCTCCAACCTTTTTGACTTCGGCGGACAGTTCGTCCATCGTGGCTTTTTGGCTTTCCCAAGCAAGGTTCAGTTTTGTGACAGCCTCGGCTGCCGATTTCAGGTCAAGTTCTGACATTGCAAATCTCCGTTGATTGCATAAGTTTTGCGATAAAAGCGGTTGCATCTGCATCCGCGTCTTTGCCACTGGCCGCAACGTCACGTTCTGCCTGTAGGCCTTTGAAGCCGTCGGCAAGCAATGCCTTGGCCTCGGACTGTGAAAAGCCGCATACGTCGCGTAGCGCCCTTTCCAGTGATCTAATATCAAAGCGCCCATCTTCTGATTTGATTGATGCGACGCGCGCGACGGGCAGCATTGGATTTGTCACAATGCTGATTTCGTGCAATTCCAACTCGATCAGCTTGCGCACGCGCCCGCCAGCCTCGTCGATTGCCTCGATGGTGCGATAGCCGATAGACATGCCGTCAATAGCCAGCGCCTTGATCAGCGCGATAGCCTCACGGCCCTTCTGCACGTCCTTCAACAAGCGCCCTTTGACGTATAGTCCTCGCTCGTCCTCGCGGATTTCATCCCAAACGCCGATAGGGTCCGCCATGCTGTGCTGCCAAAGCATCTTTGGCTTGCGCACGGCCAGCGACTTTGCAAACGCGCCTTTTGCCACCACGTCCATGCCAAGATCAACAACGTCAAACACCGAGGCATAGCCCTCGAACACGCCGTCATCGTCCGGCTCGCGCTTTAGCTCAAAAGCTGCATTCTTGAAGTGCATGGTCATCGTTTGCCCTCATGGTTTGTTACGTTATAACATAACGCTTTGCAGTTGGGAAGCATTGCCCTAATCCACCGTCAAAAACGCAACGGCGCAGCGGCAGTTGATCGTCTGTTCTGGCGGTCCTGCTGGATCGCCGGGGTACATCAGCGCCTCGCCGCCCACGATAAACGGCTCATCCATGCCGACCACCTGACCGTCGGCGTCAACATGGTCCTGCCGCGTGCGAGCATCATCAGCCGATACCCATTCGCGCCGCAATTCCAGACCAGTTTCCTTCGCCGCCTCTTGCGCGCCAAAGTTAGCCGCGCCGTGCGTTTCCGTGCGGGCAATCAATTCGGCCCGATATGTGCTGAAATCGCCCACGCGCTCGCGGATGCCTTTGCCAATCTCGGCCACGCCAAGCCCGTCAGCATACCCCCGCGCAACGGCTGCCACGATTTGATTGCGGGTTGTTTCGGCAATCGAGACAATGCGCCGCCGGATTAATTCGCCCGCAACATAGGACAGCGCAAGCCGCGCCATTGTTTCCGCAAAGCCCTTGATTTCAAGCGGATAGCCTGACCCCTTGCCTTGGTCAATAATTCGCGCCCCGAATGTTGTTGCGGCGGCAATCGCCATCGCCCGAAATATCGTTTCGATGTTCTCAAGATGATCACGCGCGGGCGGTACGTCGCCCGTCAATTCATAGACCGTGATCATCTCGCCCATGGCGCGGGCAATCTCGGCCCGAATGCGATTGCGAAAGCCGACTTCCAGCCGATCCAGCAAAGCCCCTTGCCGCCGCGCTTCCCTCGCGCGGTTTTGGTCAATTAGCCTTCGTGCCATAAATTAGCGCTTTCATATCTGCAATTGGCATAGGATCGGCGGCAGGTGCCATTGGCTCTGTCGCCATGGTCAAGCTGATCTGGCTTGCGTTCACCAGCACCGCGTCGCCGCCGGGAATAGGCTCATATCCCTTGATCGCGCGCCGCTCGTTGATGGTCAGGTCGGTTGCCTTGTCCGCCATATCCCAAAGCGTTTGCCGCTTGTCCGCAATCGCCGGAATGGCGTCTAGATCAACGCGCAATTCCACGCCTTGCGGATCCGCGAGCCATGCGTTCCAATCGTCGGCGATAAGCTGCAACAACGGAATGACGGTATCTTCCCAAAACGCAAGCCGCGCCTCTTGATAGTTTGAATAGGTATTATCGCCGGGAATGCCGATCAGCTGCGGCGGAACGCCAAATGCAAGCGCAACATCCCGCGCGCTGGAAAACTTGGTTTCAATGATTTGCATATCAACAGGCGATAGGCCCATCTGCTCCCATTTCAGACCGCCCTCAAGCAACATGGGTCGCCCCGCATTGCGCGCGCCCGTGTATTGGTCGTCAATCTGCGCCTTCAGGCGTGCAAACTGATCGTTGCTCAATTCCTGCCCTTCTGGACTGGACAATGCCCCCGACGGACGCGCGCTGTTCTGCAATAGCGCCTGCATCCATTGCATCGCCTCGTTGTTTTGGTCCACGGCATAAGCGCCCGCCTCAATCGGCGATAGGCCATACCAATCGTCCAGCGGATTAAACGCGCGGATGTGGCGAACGTCGCTGTCAGACGTGATCGGATCCACGTCCCAAGTGATCGTTCGCCCCGCGTGCTTGTATTGATAAGCCTTTGGCATTCCGGTCAGGCCCGGCATGATTTGCATTCGGTCAGGCCGCAACTGATACATCTCGCGGATGGTCCCGCCTGCCAGCACGCGCTCCTCGTAGCCGTTGCCAGAAATCATGTAAAACCCGACCTTGGCGCGCATGTATTCCGCGCCGGATTGCATCGGGTTTGGCCGCTTTAGCAGATCAAGCAACGGGTGCGTGGTGATTTCCTGATCGCCGCGAAAGACCATCCAGCGGACGGATGCCACCGCATCTGCAATCTTGTTGATCGCCTGATACGCCACGACGTTTTTTGAATAGCCTTCTTTTGCAAACGCGGCATAATCTCGATTTGACCACACGGCTTGCCCCGGCGTCATGACAAGCGCCGCCCCTACTGCCGACTGTTTCGCTTCGCGCTTGGCGAATAGTTTGGGAAATTTCATGCGGACCTCAATAAGGGTTTGTTACGTTATAACATAACATGACGCGCTGCGCTATAGGGCGCGAATGCTTGGGCCTTTGGCATTGCTTTGCAGCATCTCGGCCACGGCATCCATCATCGGATCCATCATGTCGTCGTGCGTTGCGTTCGGGAATGCGGTTGCCTCGCCAAGAAACTCGGACAGCCACGGCGCGGATTGCGGCAATAGGACGTTGCCAGACTGGATCATGGGCGCGGCGTCATAGGCGCGCGTTACCTTGTCGCGGTCGCGCTGAATTGGCGTGATCGGGATGCCCTCGCGCTTTAGCGTCTGGATCAAGCCCGTGCCGCTCACTTTGTCCTCGATGCGCATGGCCCGCAGCGGTGCGTCGCCGATCCTATGCTTATCCCAAAACGCGCGAGCTTGGACTAGCAGATCCGGCGCTTCCCATTTGCCGCGCACTTGGTCGAGCAGGATGGCTTGGCCCAGCTTGGACTTGCCCCACAATTGCAGCACGGAATAGTCGTTTTTGGTGCCTGTCTTTTGCGCCGTGTCGCCGTATATCGCGCGCCAATCCAGCAATGGCGGCGCGGTGTAATACTGCCACCAGTCATCCTTGAATATGCCGCCGCCGATCGGGGCGGGGCGCTGCATGTATTGACCCGCGAAAACATAGGCATTCGTGCTTTCCATGCGCC